CCACCCCTTGATCGTCACCTGGAGCACACGCCATGAACATCCAAACCGAAGCCGTCCACACGGCCGAATTCCTGCTGTCCGAGGGCAACCGCGAGATCTCGCGCGAAGCCATCACCGTCGCTGCCGGCGACGCGCTGCCTGCCGGCCAGGTCCTGGGCATCCAGACCGCCTCGGGTCACTACGCCGCCTACAGCGCATCTGCCACCGACGGCACAGAAGTCGCGGTGGGCATCTTGCATGCCGCGCTGCCGGCATCTGCCGAGCCGCGCAACGGCGTGGCCTTCGTCCGCCTGGCTGAAGTGGCCGCCGCCCGCTTGACCGGTCTGGATGACGCTGCGATGGCCGACCTCAAAACGCGTCACGTCATCGTTCGCTAACCCACGCACCTAACCCATTTCGGAGACCCCCATGCCCCTGACCCTCGACATCTTTAATGACGACGCCTTTGGCGTTGCTTCGCTGACGGCTGCCATCAACAACCCGCCCGAAGGCCAATACGTTCCCAACCTGCTCGACAGCCTCTTTGAGGAAGAAGGCATCACCACGACCTCGGTCATGATCGAGCGCGACGGCGATGCCCTGGCCCTGGTACCGGCCAGCGAGCGCGGGGCGCCGGGTGATGTCACCGTGGGCGCCAAGCGCGACATGATCCCGTTCTCGACCCTGCATTTGGCTACCACCGGCGCCATCAAGGCCGATGAGGTTCAGGGCGTGCGTGCCTTTGGTAGCGAATCGGAAACCCAGACCGTACAAAACCTCGTCACCCAGCGCCTCTTTAAAATGCGCCAGCGCCTGGAAGCGACCCTGCGCTACCACCGTTTCGGTGCCGTCACCGGCAAGATCTACGATGCCGATGGCTCGCGCGTGCTGCTTGATTTGCACCAGCGCTTTGGTATCACTGCGCAGTCGGTCAACATGGCCCTGGCCACCGAGACCACCGACTTGCAGCAAAAAATCCGCGACGCCAAACGCAAGAGCGAGGATGTCATCGGCGACTCGGGCGTGATCACTGGCTGGCTCGGGATCTGTGGCCGGGGCTTTTACGACGCCTTTGTCGGCCACGCCACCGTCAAGCAGGCCTACGACCGCTGGAACGATGGCCAATTCCTGCGCGACGATCTGCGCAAGGGTTTCACCTTTGGCGAGGTGACCTGGAAGGAGTTCTACGGCAAGGTCGGCAGCATCAGCTTCATTGGCGAGAACGACGCCTACCTGATCCCGGTGGGGGTGTCGGAACTCTTCATCACGCGCTATGCGCCGGCCGACTACATGGAGACGGTCAACACGATCGGCTTGCCGCTCTATGCCAAGCAGGAGCTGATGCGCATGAACAAGGGCGTGGAACTGGAAGCCCAGTCCAATCCGCTCAATCTGTGCACCAAGCCGCGCGCCGTCATCAAACTCGTCAAGTGAGTTGGCCGACATGCAAGACTTTCGTGCGCTCAGTGGCGAGCTGGATGCCTGCGTGTTCGATGCCTTGGCCGATCAGGCCGACATCGCCGGACGCCCCGTGCGGGGCATGTTCTCTTCCCCGTGGCTCGCCCCGCAGTTGGGTCGCCTGGATACCGGCCTGATTGAGCCACAGCTGATCGTGCGCGATCTCGATGCGGTCGATGTGGCCAAAGGCACGACGCTGAGCTTTGATGGCCAGGCGTTCGAGGTCGTAGGCATTGAGCCCGATGGCACCGGCGTCACCGCCCTGATCCTGAGACCTCTAACATGAGCACCACCATCAAAGTCGATATCGATGTCGGCCAGGTGCTGGCCCTCACGCAAGGCTTCTCGGCCAACGCGAGTCAGGCGGCTTGGCGCCGCACGCTGCGCAAAACCGGTCGGTGGGTCAAAGCCCAGACCGCCAAGGCAGTGAGCCACGAGACCCGCATTCCACAAAAGCTGTTGCGCCAGCGCCTGTACTTCTTTCTGCGCTCACGCGACAGCGGCAAGGTCTGGCTGGGGCTCAACGCCATCGAAGCCCATCGTCTGGGCAAGCCGCGCCAGACGCGTTCTGGAATCTCCGTGGGGCGGCACCGCTTTGATCGGGCTTGGCAGATGCGCAGACGCGCACCCGACGGCCCGGTCTATCGGCGCACCACCGCAGCGCGCCGGCCCTACGAGGTGGTCAAGGTGGACTGGGCCGGACCGGGTGAAGCGGCCTTTCGACAGGCCGCCGAACGCGCCGAAGAGCGCTTACTGACGGTATTGCGCCAAGAAGTGAACTACGAGATTCACAAGGCTCTGGCCAAAGCCCGCTGAGGACACAAAACCCATGATTGATTCTCTTGCCCAACTGCACACTGCCATTGTGAGCGGCCTGCGCGCCAAGCTCGCGGGGGTTCCGACGGTCGATGCCTATCCGGTCTTGCAGCGGCGCATCGGCTTGCCGGCCGTGTTGGTGGAACTGGCCGAGATGGAGCCCGACGATGATCCGGGAACGGGCGCCACGGCGCTCATCGGTCGATTCCAGGCGCGCGCCATCGTGGACCCCAATGCGGCGCAGGCTGACCTGCTGGTGCGAGAACTGGCGGCCCGTGTTGCGGTGGCCCTGACCCATGAAACCTGGGGGCTGCCGATCACCATGGCCAATCTGGTGCAGATCGGGGATGACGCCTTCAAGCCGGAGCTCGATGGCTATCTGGTCTGGGTGGTCGAATGGACCCATGCCTTTCATCTGGGCGAGATCGTCTGGCCCTATGCCGATGAAAGTGGTCTGGCCATCTGGGTGGGGTTCACGCCGGGCACCCAGCGACCTGACAGCTACGAGCCCCTGACGGAGGCGCTATGAGCGAGGCTTATGCGATTGGCGAGCACGACCGCATGATCGCGGCCATTTTGCAGGCCGGCACCATCGAAGTCGTCGATCACAGTAACGCTCGAGCACGGGTACGCATCGGCGACTGGGTCTCAGCCTATCTGCCCTGGCATGTGCCGGCCGCCGGTGAGGTGCGCATCTGGCGCGCCCCGTCGGTGGGTGAGCAGTGCCTGCTGATTTCTCCCTCGGGTATGCCAGAGGCCGGTTTCATCCTGCCGGGCTTTTACACCACGACGCATGGCCAGGCCGACAACCGCGACCATGTGACAGTGATCCGCATGCCCGATGGCGCGCAGATGCTCTATGACTGGCAGGCCGGTGCGCTCCTGGTTGATGGCACGCAGACCGTGACCGTAAAAAACGCCAGCGCTGTGCTCATCGACAGTGGTGGCCCGGTGACGGTCAAAGCACCCAGCATCACCCTGGATGCACCGGAAACCACGGTCACTGGCAATCTGACGATTGGTGGAGCGCTCGCCCAGGGTGGTTCGGGTGGCGGTAATGCCACCTTCGGCGGCCAGGTACACGCACAAGGCGATGTCACTGCCGGCAGCATCAGCCTGCAGAGCCACACCCATACCGAACAAGGCGACGGTGCGCAAACCAGCGCTGCCCGCTAATTCTTCCTTTAGCAACCTATCCAACAACCCCGTCCCGGTTCGCACTGGATGGGGTTGTGCATTTCAGGAGCCCACATGGCCAAGATCGAGACCAAGCCCGCTGCTACCTCGGAGGAGAAATCCGCCCTGACAGTGACTTTCCGCGACCTCGCGTTCAAGAGCCGCACCCTGGTGCTGGCCGATGGTCGTAGCTTTGCGGTCGAACAGGGGCGCATCCAGACGGGTGACGCCGCCCTGATCGTCTTTCTGGAAAAGCAACCTGACATCCAACGTGAGGCCGAACCACTGGCCGGAGTGTGATCCATGGCTTTGATTGGCATGAGCCGCGACAACGGCCAGGCCCTTGCTGGCGTCGCTCACTTGAAGCAGTCAATCCGCGACATCCTGAGCACACCCTTGGGCAGCCGTCGCATGCGCCCGGAGTACGGCTCGGACATTCCCCGCTATGTGGATCTGCCCATCAACAAGGGCTGGATCTCGGCAGTGCAGGCAGAAGCCGCACGTGCCATTGGTCGCTGGGAGCCACGTATCCGTTTGTCGGCGGTGCGCATCACCGGCGTGGTCGATGGGCGCATCGATTTCCGGATTGAAGGCGAATACGACGCCGCCCCCTTGCTGCTGGAGGTGGCCCTGTGATCGACCTGTCCCAACTGTCTGCTCCCGAGGTCGCTGAGCCACTGGACTTCGAGGTGATTTACCAGGACTTGTTGGCCACGTTTCGTGCGCTGATGGGCGAGGGATGGACGGCCCCGCTGGAGTCTGATCCGGTGGTGAAGTTGCTCGAGCTGGCCGCCTACCGTGAAGTGCAGCTGCGAGCCCGCATCAACGATGCCGCGCGCGCCGTGTTGCTGGCCTATGCCGTGGGCTCCGACCTTGAACAACTGGCGGCCAACGTCAACGTCTCGCGCCTGCTCGTCTCGCCTGGTGACGCCGAGGCCACACCGCCCCTCGACCCCGTTTATGAAAACGATGCCAGTCTGCGTGCCCGCGTGCAGCGGGCTTTCGAAGGACTGTCGGTGGCCGGCCCACGGGCGGCCTACATCTTCCATGCGCTGTCGGCCGATGGGCGCGTGGCCGATGCCTCGGCCGAAAGTCCGGCCCCGGCCCAGGTGGTGGTCACGGTGCTCTCGCGCGAAGGCGATGGCAGTGCTTCTGCCGATCTGCTGGTCGTGGTTGAGGCGGCTTTGTCCAGTGAAGAGGTCCGCCCGGTGGCCGATCAGCTCACCGTGCAAGGCGCGCAAATCGTGCCCTATCAGGTGAGCGCCACGCTCTGGCTGTATCCGGGGCCAGAGGTAGAGCCCATCCTCGCTGCTGCTCAGGCGCAACTGGAGGCCTATGTCAGCACCCAGCGCCGGCTCGGACGCGACATCCGGCGCTCGGCCTTGTTCGCTGCTTTGCATGTGGAGGGGGTGCAGCGGGTCGAGCTCCTGTATCCGGAAGCCGACGTGGTGCTGACCAGCAGCCAGGCGGCGCATTGCACTGCAATCGACATTTCCACCGGAGGCTTCGATGAGTAGCGCTCTGCTGCCGGCTAATAGCACAGCACTGGAGCGGCATTGGGCGGAGGCGACACAGCGCGAAACACCGGTGCCGATTGCCGACCTGTGGCGGTCCCAATCGTGCCCAGCCAACTTGCTGCCGTATCTGGCCTGGGCGCGCTCAGTGGATCGCTGGGACCCAGCCTGGTCCGATGCGGCCAAGCGCGGTGTCATCGCCTCGGCGTTTTACGTGCACCAGCACAAAGGCACGATCGGTGCGCTGCGCCGGGTGGTCGAGCCCTTGGGCTACCTGATCGAGGTGGTGGAGTGGTGGGAGCTCGTGCCTGCCGGGCCGGCGGGCACCTTCAGCCTGAAGGTGGGCGTGCTCGATACCGGCATCACCGATGCCATGTATCTGGAGCTCGAGCGCCTGATCGACGACGCCAAGCCGTTGAGCCGCCACCTGATTGGCCTGGCGATTAGCCTGGAAGCACGGGGCGATTGCCCGATCCATGTCGCCGCTTACGAGGGCGACGAGATGGTCGTCTATCCCTACACCCCGGCTGAGGTCGAGGTCACTGGCGTGATTGGCTCCTCCGGTGCAGACCACACCATCGACCACATGAATATTTATCCCTGGAGTTCGCTCGCATGAGTCAAACCTACTTTGCCATCCTGACTGCGATTGGCGAGGCCAAGCTGGCCAATGCCACTGCGCTCGGGACCACGCTACAACTGACCCAGATGGGCGTCGGTGATGGCAACGGCAGCACGCCGCTGCCCAATCGCAACCAGACCACATTGCTTCGAGAAAACCGACGCGCTCCGCTCAACCGCCTTTTTGTCGATCCGGCCAATGCCAGCCAGATCATTGCCGAGCAGGTGATCCCAGAGGAGATTGGCGGCTGGTGGATTCGCGAGATTGGCCTGTACGACGCTGACGGTAATCTGTGCGCGGTGGCCAACTGCCCAGACACCTACAAGCCCGTGCTCGCCGAGGGTTCGGGGCGCACGCAGGTGATCCGCATGGTGCTGATCGTGAGCAATACCTCAGCCGTGCAACTGAAAATCGATCCGGCGATCGTGCTGGCCACACGTGGCTATGTGGATGATGAGTTCAACAAGCATCTGGCGGCGCTTGATCCCCATCCGCAGTACATGACCGCACCGGAAGTCGCCAGCGCCATTTCCGGGAAGGCTGACAAGGCCACGACGCTTGCGGGATACGGCATTGCTGACGGTGCTACGGTCGCCGCCGCTGAGCAAGCGGCTCCTGCCGGAGCTGTGGCTTTCTTTGGCATGACGGCGGCGCCAGCAGGTTGGCTAAAAGCCAACGGGGCGGAAGTCAGTCGGACGACTTATGCGGGATTATTTGCTGCCATTGGCACAACCTTCGGCGCTGGCAACGGTAGCACCACGTTTCGACTCCCCGACCTGCGCGGAGATTTCATTCGCGCCTGGGATGACGCACGTGGCGTGGATCTTGGCAGAGGTCTGGGCAGTTGGCAGAGCGAATCCTTCAAAAGCCATGATCACGTGATCAATTCGGCGGACGTGTTCAACACGGCGGCTTTCGTGATCAATGACAACGGGGGGGACAACATCGTGAGCTCGGACAACGCTCCGGCAATGTATGCCACGTATCACCCCAATCGCTATTACACCGGTGCATCGGGCGGCGCTGAAACCCGCCCCCGCAACACCGCACTGCTTGCCTGCATTAAATACTGAGGCCGCCCATGAAAACCCTCTATCACTACCATCCCGAAACCGGAGAGCTGCTGGGCGAGAGTCCGGCTGATCCGTCTCCTTTGGAACCGGAGGTCTGGCTGATTCCAGCCCATGCCACCGATCTGCCACCGCCCAAGACCAAAGCGCGGCAGGTCGCAGTCTTCCGAGATGTCCGTTGGCAGCTCGCTCCAGACTGGCGCTCGGCGGCGCTGTGGTCCACCGAAGACGGTACTGCCGTCTCGATCGCGGATATTGGTGTCACCCCCGCCGATGTTCACGCCACCGAAACGCCACGTCCCAGCGCGGCCCACCGATGGCAAAACGGTCAATGGCAGGAGGATGCAGATTTGCGCTTGGCATTGCTTGATGCTTTGAAGATCGAACTGTGCCAGCAGATCGATGGCCTCGCCGATCAGGTGAGGCGCGAGTTGGCCGGTGATCCCTTGCGGGTCGCTGAATACGACCGGGCTGCGCAGGAGGCCAGTGCGTATCAAACCGCAGGCTACGCCGGCACGGTTCCACCAGCGGTTCTGTCTTGGGCCGAAGCCAAAGGCTGGATCGCGCAGGCTGCTGCCGACGACATCTTGCGAGCTGCAGACCGTTGGAATGCAGCTCGCTACCAGTTGCGTGACCAGCGTCTCAAAACCAAAGAAGCCATTCGCAGTGCGCTTGATGAGGCGAGCGCCAATGCGATCGCGGCGGCCGGGCTTGACGCCCTGCGTACCGTGCCCCTGATGGCAGACGCGTTGCCGCCGTAACTTGCCCCACGCTTGATCCCTGCCATCCCCGCCCATGCCATCCGGCCCACCCCTGCGGTGGGCTTTTTACTTTCTGGAGAACACGATGCCCACTTCCTTCTTCCACGGGGTGACCGTCACCCTGATCGACACCGGTCCGCGACCGATCGCCATTCCGTCCTCGTCGATCATCGGCCTGGTCGATACCTATACGCCCGCCGAGGGGCTGGCCGAGCCCAACAAGCCCATCTTGCTGACCTCTTACCGTGAGGCGGTGAAGCAGTTCGGTGCGAGCAGCGCGCTGGCCAAGTCGGCACGCGGTATCTACGCCCAGTCATCGGCCGTGGTGGTCGCCATTGGAGTGCCGTTCGTTGCCGACGCCGCTGCGCTCACCAGCGCCATCATCGGTGGCGTGACGGTCGATGGCCAGCGCACGGGTATGCAGGCACTGCTCGACGGCAAGTCCGTCCATAACGCCCAGCCTCGCCTGATCGTCTGCCCGGGCCATTCGGCCACCCAGGCGGTGGCCAGTGCCATGGACGGCTTGGCGGCCAAGCTCAAGGCGATCGCCATCGTCGATGGCCCCAATACCGACGACGAGGCAGCCATTGCCTACTTCAGCAATTTCGGGAGCAAGCGTGTCTTTGCCGTCGACCCCTGGCTCAAGGTGTGGGATACCGAGTCCGGCGTGGCCAGCACGGTGCCTGTGTCCCCGTATGCCGCAGGCCTCTTTGCCCGGACCGATCGGGAATACGGGTTCTGGGCCTCGCCTTCGAACAAGGAGTTCGTTGAGGTCATTGGCACCGCTCGCCCGATCGAGTTTCTCGATGGGGATGAGACCTGCCGCGCCAACCTGCTTAACGCCGCCAACATCACCACGGTCATCCGTGATGGCGGCTACCGCCTGTGGGGTAACCGGACCCGCTCGGCCGATGCCAAATGGGCCTTCGTGACCCGGGTGCGCACGGTGGACATCGTCATGGACGCGATCCTCTATGGCCACAAATGGGCGGTGGACCGATCGATCACCAAGACCTACGTCAAGGACGTGACCGAAGGCTTGCAGGCCTTCATGCGCGATCTGAAAGCGCAGGGCGCCATCATCAATTTCGAGGTCTACCCCGACCCCGAGCTCAACACCGCAAGCCAGCTCGAGCAAGGCCGCGTGTACTGGAACATCCGCTTTACCGACGTGCCTCCCGCAGAAAACCCCACCTTCCGGGTCGAGGTCACGAACCAGTGGATTACCGAAGTTCTCGACATTTAAGGAGCCGCCACCGTGATCCCGCAAACCCTCTACAACCTCAACCTCTTCATCGACGGCGTGAACTTCGCCGGCATCGCCACCCAGGTCACCCCGCCCAAACTCAAGATCAAAGCCGAAGACTACCGGGGCGGCGGCATGGACGCCCCGATCAAGATGGATCTGGGCCTCGAAGCGCTGGAGGCCAATTTCTCGCTCTCGGGCATGTCGGTCGAAGCACTGCGCTTCTTCGGCCTGGCCGACCAGAGTGCCTTCAACGGCGTATTCCGGGGCGCTTTCCGCACCCACAAGGGCGAGGTGCAATCGTGCGTCGTGACCCTGCGCGGCATGCTGACCGAGGTCGACATGGGCGACTGGAAGCCCTCGGAAAAGGCCGAAACCAAATTCAGCCTGGCCTGCAGCTACTACAAGCTCGAGCTCGATGGCCTGCTCATCTACGAGATCGACCCGATCGCCTCGGTGCGCATCGTCGACGGGCGCGACCAGCTGGCCGACATCCGTGCCGCCCTTGGTCTGTAACCCGCACCCTATTCACCACCGGAGAACCGTCTCATGGACCAACTGACCGTCAAGCTACAACACCCGACCGAATTCGATGGCGTCCGTCGCGACACCCTGACCCTGCGTTCGCCACTGGTGCGCGACATGCGCCTGGCTTCCCGGCAAGCGCCGTCCGACGCTGAAGAGCGCGAACTGATCCTGTTCGGGATTCTGGCGGGCGTTGCGCCGAAGGATCTGGAGGGCATGCGCTTTACCGACTACAAGCGGCTGCAAGACAGCTACTTTCGCCTGGTGTCCACTCGCCCGGATGACGCCGCCCCTGCTGGGCCTGCTGATGAAGCGTCTGGCACGGGAGCTGCACTTTCCGCCGTCTGAGATTGATGCCCTGGAGCTTGGGGATGCCCTGTGGTGGCTGGAGGACTGAATGAAACGTGATATCGCACTGGGCATCGTCATTGGTGGCGCGGTGGATGGCTCGCTGGGCCGGGCGCTTTCTGATACCCAGTCGCGCATCACCCGTCTCAAGCAGACCGCCGAGCAACAACGCCTGTGGCAGCGCACGATTGGGGAGACGCAGCGCCTGCAGGGCGAGTTTCGCAAGCTGCACCTGAGTGGCGATGCCGCTGCGGAGGGCATTCGCAAGAAGATCGAGAGCAATCTGACCGTTTTGCGTCAGGCGGGCATTGAAGCGGACAACCTGGACCGTGCCTATCAACGGCTTGGCCGCACGGCGCGGGGGTTGGAACTGCAGGCTAGCGGGCGTGAACGCATCGGTCAGGGAGTGGCCCAGGGTCGTGAAGCGGTGGGCGATGCCCTGAAGCTGACCGCCACGGTGGCGGTGCCAGCTACGATTTCGGCCAACTACCAGGCCATTGTGCGCGACATGGCGATCAAGGCCGGCATTGCGGGTACCGCGCGCGAAACGCAGATCGGTGAGCAGATCGCCCAGAGCGCTCTGGCCAATGGCATGGGACGCAATGAGCTGGCGCAAGCCATCAATCAGCTCGTAGGTGGCGGCATGGATCTGGAGCGTGCCACCACCTTTGCCCCCTTGCTGGCGAAATTCGCCGTGGGCCAGGGCTCGGGCAGCGTCGACACGGCGCGCATGATCGGCGCCCTGGAGCAAAACGCCAAGATCACCGACCCGGCCCAGATGCAGCAAGCCCTGGAGGCGATCGCCTACCTGGGCAAGGAGGGTTCATTCGAATCCTCGGACATGGCACGCTGGTTTCCGGAGCTGTTGGCTGAGATGCAAAAGATCGGCATCACCGGCCAGGACTCGGTCAATCAGCTGGGCGCCATGCTGCAGGTGCAGATGAAGGTCTCCGGCTCGCCCGATCAGGCGGCCAACAACCTGAAGAACTGGTTCTCCAAGATCGGTTCGCCCGAGACCCAGCGACGCTACGCCGATGCCGGTATCGATTACACAGCCATGATGCAGGAGGCCATCGGCAAGGGCTGGAGCACGATGGAGTCCTCCTTTGTGCTGGCCCGGGCCTACATCGAGCAGGTCGATCCCCAGCGTGCCCAGCAAGTCTCCGTGGCGGCGCAACGCATCGGGCAAGAACGTGATCCGGCCAAGCAGCAGGCCATGCTGCAAGCCTTCGAAGCCACCCTGAAAACCGGTGACCTCTTCGCCGACATGCAGGTCAAGGCGGCGCTGACCGCCTATATGCAAAACGCCGATCTGTACCAACGCCTCAAGCAAAATGCCGCACAGGCCAGCGGTGAGATCGAGCAAGACCTGATCGCCCGGCGCGAAACCTCCAAGCAGATCTGGGCCGAGGTCGGTCAGGCGTGGGACGAGGCCTTGCGCCGGATTGGTGACGCCTTGCGTCCGGTGACCGACACCGTGGGCCAGGCTATCGGTTCTGTCGGCAGAGCTTTGGCCACGCTGGTCGAGCAAGCACCGATGGTGGTGGCGGGTTTGGCTACTGTGGCCGGCGGGCTGGTGGCGCTCAAGGGCGCCAAAGCCGCCTGGAATATCGGGCGCGGCGCTTTCGACCTGGCGCGTGGCACGCTCATGGCCGGCCGGATCGGGACTGGCAAAGGCCTACCCGGCAAGTTGGGCAATCTGGCCAGCGTGCTGACCGGAGCCACGGCCAGTGCAGGTGCCCAGCCGGTATTCGTCACCAACTGGCCCGGTGGTGGTGGCGGAGGACTGATGGATCTGCTGGGTCAGTCTGGTCGAGGTAGACCAAGCACCGCCAGGACCGCTGGCAAGGCGGCCGGGGGCGTCACGGCCTCGGCAAACAACCTGGGGCGCTTTGCGCGTGTGGGCAACTGGCTGGGCAAGGCCGGTGGCCGATTGGGTGGTGCCCTGGCCATCGGCACAGCTGCTTACCAGGTCTACGACACCAGCAAAAACGCCACCACCAGCCAAGAAAAAGCGCAGGGCTACGGCGGCGCGGCCGGCACGCTCGCGGGTGGTTTGGCGGGTGCTAAACTGGGTGCAGCGGTAGGCGCGCTCGGCGGCCCGATCGGTATCGCCATTGGCGGCCTCTTGGGTGGCGCCATAGGCAGTTTCGCCGGCGACAAGCTGGGCGGCTGGCTTGGCAAATCGCTGGTCGCGCGCCCAACGCCACAGCCGGCACCGACATTGGCTGCCACTCAGCCCACCGGTGCGGAGGCTCAGCCTACTGCTGCAGCCAATATCCCGGCTCCTGCTGTCAGGCCAGCCACCCCGACAGCGGTAAAGGCGCCGCCTGTACCGCAACAGCTGAGTTTCTCACCCACGCTGCAAATCACCGTCAAAGGTGACGTCAAGGACCCGAGGCAGCTGGCCAATGAGCTGATGCCGCACCTTAAAACTCTGTTCGAACAATTCCAGCAAAAGGCCCAACGTGCCGCCTGGTACGACGGTGCCCATGTGTGAGGAGCACGATGTCCTTCGTTATTAGCAGGACCGCCATTACCCAGCAGGTATCGCAGGCGAGCACAGCCGTTGCGCGTGCCGCCAGCCATGCGCAGCGGCTTGGGCAACTGGCCAATACCATGACCAATACCACCCGGCCGGCTGAAAGTGTGTTCCGGCTGGCCAGCACCACCACCGCCGAATTGGTGCGAGGTGCCGCCGTACTCAAGGGCGTGGCGGCCCTCTTGCCCACCAGCGTGCTGTCATCCATTGAGCGCAGCACCGTAGGGCGCAGCCTGGCGACGCTTCAGACTGGGCTGGTCGACATCAACCGGCGCACCCAGCAAGTCGGACGCTTGATCGATGCCAGCCAGGCCGCGGCCAAGCGCCTGGGCACCGCCGTGCAATCGATCCAGAACGCGGCAAGCGCGGTTGGCACTCAGGTCACGACCATCAAGACGCAGTTGGGCAACGGGTCGCCCGTGGGTGCAGTTGTCGCTGCCACGGGCGGTTCGGGTACATCCCCACTGCCTAGCCTGTCCAGCGCTCGCCCGCACCTGCTGGTGATGATTGCCGATCAAGGTGAGCGCTTTTACTTTGGCCTCAGCACCGCTGCTTTCGACAGCCTGCGCCGGCAGAGCAACTACAACGTCGCCACCCAGGAGCGGCTTGGCCGCCCGGAAGCCCTGCAGGCCGTCAATCAGGGCGGTGAATCCCTCACGCTCTCGGGCGTGGTCTTTGCCCAGATGGCCGGCATGAGCCAACTGAATGCCTTGCGGCGCATCGGCTTCCAGATGAAGCCCGTGGAACTCATCGCCGGGCATGGTGAAACCCTCGGTCGCTGGTATCTGACCAGCCTCTCCGAAGACCAGGGCGATCTGATGGCTGACGGTGCACCGCGCAAGCAAACCTTCACCGTGGAGTTCAAACGCTATGGCGACGACTATCAAAACCTCTGACGGCGATGTGCTCGACTCCCTGTGCCTGCGCAGCTATGGGCATCTGCTGGGGTCGGTCGAGGCCGTGCTTGAGGCTAACCCGGGGCTGGCTGGCATCCCCCAGCCCTTTGCCGTCGGGGTGCAAATATATCTGCCTGAGCTCGCCTCGCCGCGCACCGACGTGATCCAGCTCTGGGACTGACCCATGCGCGCCATCTTTCAGGTCATTGCCAACGCCCAGGACATCACCGATCTGCTCAAGGACCGCTTGCTCAGCCTGGAGCTGACTGACCGAGCGGGACTGCAATCGGACGAATGCGAGATTCGCCTGGACGACCGGGACGATCGCATCGCCTTCCCCAAGAAGGGGGCCGTGCTGCGCATTTCACTGGGGTGGGAGGGCCAAGGCTTGAGCTTCATGGGTGCTTACACGGTCGATGAGATAGAGCTCTCCGGCCCGCCCCGCACTCTCGTCATCCGAGGCAAGCCGGCTGATATGGCAGGAGCAGCCAAGAATTCCCGCCAGCATGCCTGGGAGCAGGTGCCGCTGTCGCAGATCGTCAAGGAAGTGGCTGCGCGCAACGGCTGGCAAGCGGTGTGTTCGATCGACACGAACATCCCTCGGACTGATCAGACGGGGGAGTCTGACTTGAATTTCCTCACCCGCCTGGCCCGCCAGTACAACGCAACCGCCACCCTGAAGGAGCGCAAGCTGCTGGTGTTGCCGCGCGCCGATGGCAAAACCGCCTCGGGCAAAAGCCTGCCGGTGATCCAGTTGGAGCCTACTGCCATCAGCAGCTACCGCTTGACCTTCCCGGATCGCGGCAGCGTGGCCGCAGTTAAGGCCAAGGCGCACGACAGTAAAACCGGTAAAAAGATCGACATCGTGATCCCGAACCCGGATGCGCCAACGGGTTCGAGTGCTGCGGTACATACCGACCGGCACATCTACCCCAGCCCCAGCGCCGCCAAGGCGGCGGCCAGAGCCAAACTGGCCGGCATGAACCGGCAAACTGCTTCGGGCAGCTTGACCTTGCGTGGCCGGGCTGATCTCGCCGCCGAGAAATCGGTCGAGCTCAAAGGCCTCAAGCAGGAGGCCGATGGCACCTATCTGATCGAGTCGGTGACCCACCACCTGGCCGGGCAGAGCTGGACAACAACTGTGGAGCTCTCAGCGGGCAAGTCTGGCAAAGCCAAAGCCGGGCACAACAAGCAGGCTGCCCGAAAGACCGCACTGGTCATCCCTACAGCACCCTGACCGTTAGAACCCTTCACCCCACCAACCCCGCCCTCGTGCGGGGTTTCTTGTTTCTGGAGACCGCAATGAACACACCGACCACGCGAGACGGCTGGGTATCCATGCCGCTGGACGAATTTGAGCGATTGATCGAGGACGCAGCGGAACGTGGCGCCAAACGCGCCATGACCGATGTCGGCCTGGATGGCGAAAGTGCCGCAGCAGACATCCGTGAACTGCGCGGACTGCTCGAGGCCTTCAATACCGCCAAGCACACGGCCTGGCAGACCCTGATACGCATGGTCACCACCGGCTTCATCTTAGCCCTGGTCGCCGGTGCGCTGATCAAACTGAAACTCTTTGGTGGAGGGAGCTGATCATGCTGACCTTGCTCGGATCACTGCTGGGCTTCCTCAGCAGCACCTTCCCGGAATTCCTCAAGCTGTTTCGCGACAGCCAGGATCGCAAGCACGAGCTGGCCATCCTGGATCGTCAGATGGAGCAGCAGCGGCTGGGGCACACCCAGCGCCTCGAAGAAATCCAGATTGCGGCTGATATTGCCGAGAGCCAGGCACTGTACAGCTACGCCAACCACCCCACAGGCTTACCCTGGGTCGAGGCATTGCAGGCCTCGGTGCGCCCGGTCATCACCTATGCGTTCTTCTTAGTCTTTGCGGTGGTGAAGGTCTCGGCCTTGGCTACTTTGCTGCAAACCGAGGGGGTCACGCTGACGACGGCGCTGCAGGCCACCTGGGACGAAGAGACCCAGGCGCTATTTGCTGCCGTGATGTCCTTCTGGTTCGGCAGCCGTCAGATCAGCAAGATGCGCCGGGGTGGCTGATGCGTCACGTCACTGAAGTAGGGTTGAACCTGATCAAACGGTTTGAGGGGTTCAGCCCAACGATCTACATTTGCCCGGCCGGCTATCCGACGATTGGCTACGGCCATGTGGTGCTGGCACATGAAAAGGACCGGTTCGCTCCGGGTATTACGCATGCCGAGGCCAGCGAGCTTCTGCGCAAGGACGTCGGCATCGCCGAGAGAGCCGTTATGCGGCTCATCTCGGTGCCCCTGATGGACGGACAGTTCGATGCGCTTGTCTCTTTCACGTTCAACCTGGGGGCCGGGGCGCTGCAGCGCTCGACCCTACGACGGAAGGTGAACCGTGGCGAGCACAAAAGTGTCCCTGCTGAGCTGACGAACTGGGTGTGGGCGGCCGGGAAAAGGCTGCCGGGGCTGGTTCGTCGAAGAAGAGCAGAGGCCTCGGCCTACTCCTACAGGGCGCCTGTGGGCGCAGAGGTGCGCATAGATGATGGCGAAAGCATGCAGAAAGGGTGACGTACCCCCCCCCCGCAGTTTACAATAAACTTTTTGCAGCATATTTAAGATCAAGGAGAATTGGCTTGGTTGATGTAGATAATCAAACAGGGGTTTTGCAAGAAATTGCAGTCGTTATCCCAACCTACAAAGCGCGCAGTCACATTTTGGGGGTGATTGATGAGATTGGCCCTGAAGTGGCTCGGATTTATGTCGTTGACGATTGCTGCCCCGACAGTTCGGGCGATTACGTAGCTGCTAATTGTAAAGATAAGAGGGTCTCCGTAATCAGGCATGCAGAGAACCAGGGTGTGGGTGGTGCCGTCATGACCGGTTACAAGGCTGCCATTGAAGATGGCATGAGTATTCTGGTCAAGATCGACAGTGATGGCCAAATGGATCCTGCTTTGATCATGGATTTTGTGGCGCCCATAGCCTACGGCGAGGCTGATTACACAAAAGGAAATCGCTTTTTCGATCTTGAGAAAGTGCGCTCAATGCCAAAGGTACGCCTCTTTGGCAATGCGGTGCTTTCCTTCATGTGCAAGCTGTCGTCAGGCTATTGGAACCTTTTCGATCCAACAAATGGCTATACAGCCATTCATGCTGACGTTGCTCGTCATCTGCCGTTCGATAAGATCAGTCGACGTTACTTCTTCGAGACAGACATTCTTTTTCGGCTGAATACGCTTCGCGCGGTGGTTGTTGATGTGCCAATGGATGCGAAGTACGGCGACGAGGTTAGTAACTTGAAGATCTCCAAGATTATTGGAGAGTTTTTTGCGAAGCATGTGCGGAACTTTTCGAAGCGGATTTTTTATAACTACTACCTCCGGGACATGTCCCTAGCTTCAATTGAGTTGCCGGTTGGTCTAGTGCTGTTTTCCTTCGGATCAATTTATGGTGGCTATCACTGGATGCACTCAGCGCAGGCTGGCGTTCCGACTCCGGCGGGCACAGTAATGCTGTCAGCTTTGCCGATTCTAGCTGGCATCCAGCTCCTGTTGGGCTTTATTGGATACGACGTATCATCAGTGCCTGTTCGCCCTGTTCATCGAAATATATACAGACGCTGTCCGAGTCGTTCAAAGACAAATGATTCCGTTTGCGTCAATCAAAAGTCAGAATTGGAGGGCTAAATGACATTGCTCCAAATTTTGCTCATATTGTTCACTGTATTTCTTTTGTCTGCCGGGCAAGTTTTATTTAAGTTGGCATCAGAAGATATTATTTTAACTTCAACTGGGATTTTGCCATCACTAATGAGTCTTAAGCTGGTGATTGCATTTGCTGTCTATGCAATTGCCACTTTGCTCTGGCTGATTGCATTGAAGGGGGTGCCTCTGCGCGTCGCATACCCGTTTACAGCAATGGCTTTTTTCATCGTCCCTACTCTGGCTCACTTTTTTCTTGGTGAAACACTCGGTTGGAACACATATGTTGGTGCAGGCATCATTGCTCTTGGTGTCGGTGTCTCAGTTATTAGATAGGGTGATTTAATGATTGTCAATAAATCTTGTCCAGTGAGTAGTTCGCTCATGAATAAAGGTATTCAAGATTGGCACTGGGTATGCGCAAAGTGTGGGTATGAGAATGCTGATTTTGAGCCCGCGATTAACGAAGCGTCTGCTCATCAGCAAATAGATGAGCGGCTCCGTGAAAAGGGATTGCAGTCGTTACGAATCGAGAATTTTAATAAATTACTAGAGTCGATTGCTAATGATGTTCCCGCCGGACGACTACTCGATGTTGGCTGTGCTCATGGATGGTTTCTAGAAGCTGCACAAAATCGTGGATTTGAGGCTATTGGTATAGAGCCAGACCTGAATGTCTTTAGTGCAACGGCTCGGCGTGGCCTAACAGTTCGAAAAGGTTATTTTCCGGAGGTCTTGGCGGAAAATGAAAAGTTTGATGTAATTGTTTTTAATGATGTGTTCGAGCACATCCCAAATATTATTTCAGTGTTAGAGGGGTGCAAAAAACACCTAAGACCAAAAGGCGTACTGGTCTTGAATCTTCCTAGTAGCTCAGGCTTATTTTACAAGGCTGCTAAGTTTCTGTCTAAAGTGGGCATTAGTAGCTTTTTCGAGCGTCTTTGGCAAAAAGGCCTCCCGTCACCACACTTGCACTATTTTAATGCGATGAATTTGCAATCATTATTGCAGAATAATGGATTTGAAGAAATTGCAAAGGGCCAGCTTTCTACTTTAAAGTTAAACGGGTTGTTCACGAGGATCTCTTATACCAAAGAACACATCCTTCCAGTTAGGTTGCTGATTTTGTTTTTGGTGGCGTTTGCTTTTCCTCTAACGAAATTGATGCCAAGTGACATTATTTATTCTGTGTCAAGAAAAAAGTCGTAAGCTATATTTGATTTTTTGTCCAGCAAGGTCAAGGAAAACTATTTATGAAAAAGGTGGGTCATTATTTAACGTTTTTATCCTTGGGTATTGGGCTTATTTTTTTGTTCCTATTAATCCGGAATGCAGGGTTATACCCTTCGGTCTTTGCTGATGAATATACCTACAGCAAGCTATCAAGACTGCTTCCTTTGAGTGAGTCTTCGATTCCTGGCTATCTATACCTGAAGCTATACAGCGTTACAAATTACTGCGGCGATGGTTTTTTGGGGTGCGCAAAAATAATAAATGCTTTCGTTTTTATCTTGTCGACGCCATTTATCTACTTGACCGCTAGACGAGTGGCTGATCGAGGTGTATCGGCTATCGTCAGCTTTCTGGCAGTTATCGGACCAATCAACTCATATACAGCATATTTCATGCCCGAAAGCTTTTATTTTTTGAGCTTTTGGGTGTTTTGTTGGTATCTATTGAGCCTTTCCGCAAATTCTGAAAAATGGCATTGGTTTATTGCCGGGGTTGCGTACGCCATTTCTGCATTGATAAAACCGCACTCAATGTTCTTCTTGCCTGCAGTTTTTGCTTATATTAGTTTTATCTTTTTTCGTGACCACAGACTTTTCAGCAAACAGGCTGGTTTTGTTGCATCTTCATTTCTACTGGGTGCGCTGATCACTAAATTTGGATTAAGTTATATTTTTGCAGGGTCAGCAGGGCTAACCATTTTTGGTCCGCTATACGGGTCGATTGCCTCATCGACTGCTTCAGGAACAGAAAAATACATCCAGCTTCTGTTGCTTGCACTCGAGAGTCTTAAAGGTCACTTGCTTGTTGTAGGATTGATTTACGGCCTACCTCTGGTGCTTGCTGTGGCTGCAACAGCCAGAACGCTGTTGGTACGAAATGATCCGACTAATAACACTGGATCCCCGGGCGCTCAATACGAAAAACTCGCCTTTTTATCATTAATCATTATTCTGAATCTTATTTGTGTTGTGGCCCTGTTTACGGCCTCAGTCGCTAATTCAGGTCCTTACGAGTCGCCTTACCGCTTGCACATGCGGTATTACAATTTTGCGTTGCCACTTTTCTATTTGGTTGCTGCTGGCGCATTGAGTACGGTTACTGATGAAAAAAGATCGGCTCGTTACATCCTGGGCGGAATATTTGCGGCCATAGGTATTTTAGCTGTCTGGAACAATTTGGCGCCCTATACCCCAAGCCATGTTGACAGCCCGGAAATTCGAGGTCTGCATGTTGACCATTTGTATTTCCAGATTGTTGGCGGACTGTTGGTGTCCACAGTGGCTCTTTGGCTCGTTTCTCAGCGGAACGGACTGCGCCTCTATCTTTATTTCGCGCTACCGTTGTTTGTTGTCATCTCAACATATCACGTTGGATTGGAGCTGAACAATCGCTTGAACCAAGATGTTTATGACAAGGCTGGGATTTTCACAAAACAGTTCTTGGCTAGTGAGGACCTTTCCAAGACCGTTATTGTGGGGTCGGAGGCAGGCGGTCTCTTCCGGTCGTTATATTATTTGGATAATGCAAAGGCTTCGCTTGAAATTATCCAGAGAGGAGCTGATTACGATTTGGCAAAGCTCCCTGCCGGCAAGGAGTGGATATTAGTTATCGGTGATCATGAGATCAAGGGTACTTCTTTTTATCAGATCCCCATGAGCGGCTTTGCGCTTATTCGAGCATCTGGGGAAAATATTCTTGATTTCAAGAAGGCGGCGTGGCCAGGGATAATCAGAAAAGTTAAAGGGTTGTCCACGCCTGAGTCTTGGGGGACTTGGTCTCAATCTGATTTCGTGGTGTTTGAGTTCGCGGGGTCGCTGCCAAGTAAATTCGAAATACACCTCGTTGCGCATGCTTTTGGTCCTAATGTGGATAAGGAATTTGAGGTGTCGGTTGGAGATGGCGCTACTAAATTTAGTCTTTCAGCTAGCGACGGGCAAAAAATTATCCGTTTGGAAAATCCAAAAGGATCGAATGTGCTTCGTTTCAAAATCCCTAATGCTGTGTCTCCAAAATCCTTGGGTTTGAGTGGCGATGATCGGAATCTTGGTATAGGTTTTGTTGAAATGAAGATCGTCACTATCGAATAGAAGGAACGCCATGAAATATCAGGAAGCCCAGCATCTTTTTTATGAGCTCCTCGATGAGTGGAAGGCTTATCACGAGGCGGCGCGCGACATGCGTGCGAAAGTTACGCAGGCTTTTTCTGGCGTTGCCAAAGGGGGCACAGTCAATCCAAGTCTCGGCGTGTTAGCTGTGCTCGAGTCACTGGAGAGAAAGGAACAACAGTTGCAGGCCAAGATGGATGAGATCGTCAAGTCGATAGACGGCTAGAGGATCTTTGGGGGTCACCCAGCAAAGGTATGCCCGAATCTTCCACAGGTTTGCCGACTTTGCGGAACTCTGCAGTCGATGAAATCAGGCACTCGTTTTCGTATGCTTCGATGTCGCACAGACGGTAGATGACCTTGCCTGGCAGTCGGATGAACTTGGGACCGATGCCGATTACGCGCCACCGTTCCAGCGTTTTGGGTGACAGGCCCCAGCGGTCGGCAAGCTGCAGTTGATCGAAGTGGGTGGTGGTCATGGCCAGCTCCTTGTGGTTGATGGGAGCCCATGAACGCTCTGTTTCGGGAACGTAGCAAGTCATGCGGACGCTCGAGGGCCGTACGTCGATACCACCGGTCGCCAGTTGGAAGCGGCAAATTCGGTGCCCAGCCTTGGGTATCAAAAGATGGTTGAACCAAGCTGGTTTTGCGGTAGGATGCGGACCGGTCAAACTTTTCGCATGAGCACGCAAGCGCAGGCATCCCCTGTTTTGCGTACATTCATGCTACTGTCGGTGGCGGGCGAGTGTCCCACCACCAAATATTGATGTACTGAAGTTCAGTAAAGTCTACTAAGCCCGCACAGCACAAGCTCTGCGGGCTTTTTTACGTCTATTGTAGTCTAGTGAGAATTGCTGAGAACTACGAGTTATGGCACCCTGAATGGGACCCACGAAGATGGGTTGACCTGCTCCCCGTTGATTAGTACACCCCGATGTTAGTAATGTCTTCATAAGCCACATGAGGACATCCCCATGAAGAAGCGTTTTTCCGATGAACAGATCATCAGTATTCTCCGCGAAGCCGAAGCTGGGGTACCCGCCCGTGAACTCTGCCGCAAGCATGCCATTTCCGATGCCACGTTTTACATCTGGCGTAAGAAGTATGGCGGTATGGAGGTGCCTGAAGTTAAGCGCCTGAAGTCGCTTGAGGAAGAGAACGCCAGACTCAAGAAGCTGCTTGCCGAAGCCATGCTGGATAAAGAGGCGCTTCAGGTGGCTCTTGGGCGAAAGTACTGACGACAGACCAGAAGCGGGAAGCCGTGATGTTGATGTGTGATGCGACCGGTCTGTCGCAACGTCGTGCCTGCAGGCTTACAGGTTTATCCCTGTCGACCTGCCGCTATGAGGCTCACCGTCCGGCTGCTGATGCGCATTTATCAGGGCGCATCACTGAGCTGGCACTGGAGCGCAGGCGTTTTGGCTACCGTCGTATTTGGCAGTTGCTGCGCCGTGAAGGGCTTCATGTTAATCATAAGCGCGTGTACCGGCTTTATCACCTCAGTGGCCTGGGCGTAAAACGCAGAAGACGTCGTAAAGGGCTGGCAACAGAACGTCTGCCGCTGCTCCGTCCGGCGGCGCCCAATCTGACCTGGTCGATGGATTTCGTCATGGACGCACTTTCCACCGGTCGCAGGATCAAGTGTCTTACCTGCGTCGATGATTTCACAAAGGAATGCCTGACGGTCACTGTTGCCTTTGGGATTTCAGGCGTTCAGGTCACGCGTATTCTGGACAGCATTGCACTGTTTCGGGGCTATCCGGCGACGATAAGAACTGACCAGGGGCCGGAGTTCACTTGCCGTGCACTGGATCAATGGGCCTTTGAGCATGGTGTTGAGTTGCGCTTAATCCAGCCGGGCAAGCCAACGCAGAACGGATTTATTGAGAGCTTTAACGGACGATTTCGCGATGAATGTTTGAATGAGCACTGGTTCAGCGATATCGTTCATGCCAGGAAAATTATTAATGACTGGCGGCAGGATTATAACGAATGCCGCCCGCACTCCACGCTGAATTATCAGACACCGTCTGAATTTGCAGCGGGCTGGAGAAAGGGTCATTCTGAGAATGAAGATTCCGACGTTACTAACTGAGTGTTGTATCTAATCGTGGGGGCAGGTCACTTCATATTGTGCAGCGGGGAGTCGGGTCAAGCGGTCGATAGATTCCACCAGCAAAAAGTCACCTTTTTTGGCTGCGGCAATCAGGCGGGTAAGTTCCGGGCGTTCCAGCTTGGCTCCAGAGAAATTTTCAACATAGTGAACAACATTTGTTAGCTGGTGTTTTTCCACAAAGTCATTAAGTGTATCAAGAGCGCGTGTCGCGTCCTGGTCGTCGGTGGATGCCCTGAGGTATGCATGTGTCGTTGTCATTATCTTTTGTTCACATTAAGTTGTCGTATCATTATTTTACGTGAACTCTCTACATAGAGTCAATCTTTACCACTCATTGTGAATGACTTTGTTCACGATTGCGCTCTTCATTTCAGGTATACCCTTTGTGAAAACTTGACCGTGGTTTTCTCTTTCACTAATGCAACGCTTTATTTGTTATTAAATAACAAGCATTTAAATAGATTTGATCTGGGAAAACCGGTGGCGTGTGGATCGCTGTGGGCGTTGGTGCGCCTGCTGGCGACAAATTTGTCATGGGAAATGACACTGATATTTTTCGTGTGCGTATGGCTTGCCCGGTGAAGAATGAACCTTGTTTAGCGCTCCAGCGTTGCCTGTCCATTTCTCCACCAGCACCGCTTCTGTCCCTTAGCCAGGAACAGTGCCGCCGCTTTAGGATTTGCACACGAAGGCTACGCTTTGCCTCCGGCTGTCTCCGTTGCTTACTGGCGTGCGCCACAGTAACTACGTTGTATATAAATAAGGGTGTGGGATTGTTGGGCTTATCGGGATTATTTACTTTACGTATTGATTTATAGGTTTTTTGTTGACTTCCCTGCTGGGATTATCGTGGGATTATTTGCTGTATGGGTGGGATTATTTGGGCTTTTTCGACTGATGGACGCAAAAAAGGGAGCGTGTAGCTCCCTGTCAGAATTGCTCTGTCGTACCGTCTGCTGCATCCTCCAGCCACTGCGCCGCCTGTTTGGGTTTCCAGTCTGCCGGGAACCAGTAGCGGGAACGGTCAACACCAGCACCATTGGTATTGATTGGCGCTTGTCGATATCCAAGTTCCTCCAGCCTGTGCTTAATCAGGTCTGCCGGTGCATCAAACAGCAGGCGCACCGTTTCCATTTTGAAGACCCGGTTTGACTCCAGCCAGTCGGATAACCCGATATCCAGCATGGATCGCGATTGTTCCTGCATCTCCGCCAGTGTCTCAGTTACGCGGCAATGATGCGGATTGAATCCGGTCAGGTCATATGTCATCAACCACCAGTAAATGGCATCGAGGCTGCCATCCTGCGTTAGCCATTGCGCTAATCGACCGATAAATTTGCCGGTCTCCTCTGGGTTATGGCGATGCTCCATAAACCGGACGACGAACCAACGGCGCTCACGCTCGTTCGGTGAAAAGCGGATCGGGCGTCGCTCGTTGCTGGCGAGGATAAACCGCGTATAAGTTGAGACCATCCGGGCCTGCTCCTGCTTCTCCTCGATCTGCTGGCGACGTTCTGTCAGCAGGGATTTCAAACGGGTATGCAGCGATTTTGAGCTACTGCGGCAATCGTCCAGGAACACCAGCAAATTGTCAGCGATTACTGTGCTGAACTGGCCTGTTAGTCGGTCATACGAACTGAGTAACGATGCCTGCCCGCATAGCAGGGGTGAGAGAACCTGATCGAACAGGAATCCTTTCCCTGTGCCGGTCGCACTTGTCATCATGAGGTGCCATGAGGGTTTTACCTCCGGGTGCTGGAACATATGCGCCAGCCATTGCACAACGGTGTGCCGCTCGTCAGCGTCCGGGAAAAGGCGTTCCAGATATTCAACCCAGAGTGACAAATCAATACCGGCTGTGTCGGTTGTCTGTGGTTCGTATGGCCTCCATGTATTCAGTACGGGTACACCGTCCGCTTCGTATACCAGAGGGCGAGCGCCTCCGGGGATAAACTCACGCGCCGATGCGTATTTAATCTGCTGGCGGAGAATATCGTGTAACAGGGGATTATGACCGCTGCGTCTGTACTCTGGCTGTTTTCGCAGCCACTGCTGATAGAGGTTAGTCTCCGCGTGGAACGGGTGAAATTTACGAGTCAATGTGCTGTACAGGTCTGCGCCATTTTTCCGGGACAGATAGATGAAGCCCTGGTTTATCAGGTATTCCGCAAACTGGTGTGCCAGTCGCTCATGTTCGTTTTTTTCGTCGATGTAGATCCCATCGGAATCATTGGCGGCGTTATCAATTATTTTTTCGTTGTTCGGGTTTGGCATTTGCACTCCACTGAGTCAGTAATGGTTTGGGTCAGGTCGTTATATTTTTCCGGGTCGCTGGCGATCTCCGTCAGCAGCTTACGAACGAATACCGGCAAGGGCATATTCCCGCGCGTGACGGTCAGCCAGTCGGCGGTAGTTCCCGTCACTGTGATGTCATAAATTTTCATTTTTTAACCTCCGGCTGGACGGGCAGTGATTTGTAGCGATCCGGGTTGGCCTCTTTGATTTTGCGAGCGGCGGCAATAGCTCGCTCCAGTGCGTCAGGATCGATGTAAGCGGGGCATGGTGGCCCCTTTTTAGTGACGGTCATACTGTCGCTCCGGTCAGCAGCATATTGCGGAGACGCTGGCGCATAGCGTCCCGTTCTGCTGCGGCGGCTTCCTCTGCAAGGCGCTGTGCCTCGTTAGCGGCGTCCTGAACCAGTTTGTCTACCTCACGCTCCATCGCGGCGGCGAGTTCGTTGTGGTAGCTCTCCTCGACTTTTCGTTTCAGGTCGGTGATCTCCTGCTCCACCAGCGACTCCGGCTTGCGGAGCGTGATCGACATATTCCCCGTACCGGCGAGATAGACCGATTGAGGGATGCCGATATCGTACCGCCACCCTGCCAATATCCTCTCCTGGAGTTGCTGGATTGCCAGCGGCGCGGCGGCGTTGAAACGCTGTGTGGTGCTTGTAGCTGTGTACCGTTGAACGGCGGTATCTATACGCGCGGCTAATACGGCGGCGTCGGGTTTGAACCGGTCGGCGGCTTCGCTCAGGAATGCCTGTAAATTGCTCTCAGCGGCTCTATGAGCCTGTCTTTTTGTAGTCATAGTTGTCTCCGTAATCGGTGAATAAAGGCCGTAACAGGCCGCTGGCGCTCTCTGTGGGCGTCATTTGGTGTGACCGTTCATGCGGTCATCTTTTCGGTGTTTGTGTCTGAGATGGTCAGGCGTATTCGCCGTAAAAACTCTGTCCGCAGGCCGGGCAATGTTGCGGTGTATCCGGTGTAAATCTGAACCAGCGAGTCACGTCCCCGCGTCCGAAAGTCACGCCTGCCAGATGGTTAATCTCAAGCGCGGTGAGCGTTCTGTATGCCGTTGAGAGCGGCAAGTCCACGCAACGCGAAACCATCTCCGCAGTTATGAGAGTGTCGGTTATGTTCAGGTAATGCAAGACGTTAATCCGGGGATTAGTGGCGCGGAGGCCTGTGTCATTCAGGATCGCGGCGAGGGTGGCGCGTTCCGTATCGGTTGGGGCTGCAAACGAAGGCAGCATGGGCGTTGAGGTCAATATTTCTCCTGTTTTGTGTGGTTTATACGTCAGCTTCTATTTTATCATGAAATCCTCCATTTGGGAATGATTATCATTACTATCAATGTGATATTTTCTTTGCCAAAATGAATTTTGGCTTGCCCATAAATCCTCAAATCGTTGGTTATATAGATGTAAATACCCGCCGCCAGAAAGTGTGATCCGTGTCGGGCGCGGCATAATAATCAGCCAATACCCCGCCGTCTATGATCTGCACAGGTAAATGAAAAAAATTTTATTTGTTGCCCCTTGATGCGCAGCGATACGACCCCATCTTGTAGTCAACCGCAGTGAGTGGACGTGAAAAATAATGATGGGGCAGTTGAAACTCACGGT